GCCGGTAGTTTGATGCTTCAAGTCCGGGCACGATCTTTTGTGAGTTCACAGTTCGTGGCCGATCTTTTGTGAGGACGCATGGCTGATTTATCCGACGTTATGAATGTGCTGGCGCAAGTGATTACGGCAGCGCTTTATCCGGGCGGCACGCCGACGCCGAGCCAGGCGAGCATTGCCGGGCCGATTGTAACGATTCAACCGGGTTGGCCGAACCCTCAGCAGCTAGACGCCGAACTGCGCCAGGGAATCGTGCATGTGAACGTCTATCCCTGGAAGCAGGACCGGAATACGACGAGATTTGTGGAGCAATGGAAAAAGCAAAGCATTATGCCGGCGACGATCGCGGCCACGGTGAACGGAAATACCGTTTCGCTCGGAGGCATAGTCGGCCCGGGGCAAAATATCGGAGTCATTGTCGGGAACGTGGGCGCATACGTCTATCAAACGATTGCCGGGGATACTCTGGCAAGTATTGCGGCGGCGCTTGCGACGATCATTCTAGAAGGAATCGAGGCGACGAGCATTTTTCCGGCGGTTCCGGCGATCCCTGGAACGACGTCGGTGGGAGCGAGCATAATTCTTCCTCCTGGAGGCCCGCAAATTTACGTCCGGGTCGGCGGAAGCGGCACGGGCATAAAAGAGATCCGCAGGCAGGAACGGATTATGATGGCCGGCGTCTGGGCGGGAGGGCCGGATTTAAGAGATGCCGTGGCGACGGTGATCGATCCGGCGATAAGCGATCTTCATTGGCTCATGATGCCTGACGGGTTCAAGGCCAGAATCTATTATGACGGAAGTCTGCTCAACGATTCCGAGCAAAAGATGGGGATATACAGGCGCGATCTTTTATATCACGTTGAATATGCGACTACGGTCACCGAGCAGGAATGGCAGATCGTCGTCACGCAAACAGATATCGGGCCGCAAAACTTCGATGCGAGCCAGCAAATGCCGGAAACGGTCATTTATCCGCAGCGCGGAAATGAAGGAGAATTTCCATGTATCAATTAATAGTCAGGGAGGCTTTCGGTGGCTATCAAAAAGGCGTATGCATTACGGACCAGGCGCAGGTGAGCGCTATCCTTGCGGGAGAAAACGCGCACTTGGTCAACAAAGTGCTGGCGGAGGCGCCAGGGCCGGGACCCGCGCTGCAGGGCGGCGCGGCGGCCGAGGGGCCGCAGCCGACTGGTGCGCTGCAAGGCGGCGCACAAAACAATGAAAGTCAAACCGTGGCCGAACTCGATAAGATCCAGGCGGAACTTGCCAAAGTCGCAAAAGAAGAGGAGGGAAGCAAATGATCATCCAACAGGGCCAGATCAACACAACGGCGCTTTGGGTGCCGGAGGTCTATGTACAGATAATCCCGCCCCAGCTTCTTTTAAACGGTGTTCCGTCGAACATCGTGGGGATCGTCGGGACGGCGACCTGGGGGCCGGTGAACGCTCCGACCATTATCGGGGGCTATAACCAGTACGCAACTCTTTTCGGCCCCATGCAGGCCAGAAAATACGATATGGGAACGGCCCTCTGGGCTGCGGCGCTCCAGCAGGCAATGGCCTTCATGTGCGTACGGGTAACGGACGGGACAGACACGGCGGCAAACCAGGCCGTTTCGGCCAACAGCGTAGCGTCCCTCAACATCACGGCGCCCGGAAGCTACACAACGATTCCGGCGATTACGATCGGCGGAAACGGCACGGGCGCAACCGCGTCGGCGCTCATGAAGGCCTTAACGGCCGCGATTGCGAACGCGGGAGGCGGCTACGCGGTAAACGATACGATCACACTTGCGGGCGGAACGTCTTCCCAATCGATTCAGATCGTAGTGACGGGCGTGGGGTCCGGAGGCACGATCACGAGTTTTGCTCTTTCGGTGCCCGGGAACTATTCGGCGCTGCCGTCCAATCCATTGTCGCAGGCATCGACCACCGGAATCGGATCGGGCGCAACTTTCAATATCACCGCGTGGGGCGTTCTCGGTGCAACGATCACAGCAGGCGGAAACGGGTATACGAGCGCAACGGCGACTTTCGGGAGTGGGGCGGCGACGGCAACTGTCAATCTCACAAACGCCGCGATGCAGTTTACCAGCATGTATACCGGCAGCCTGGGCAACAGCATCCAGGTAACGATTTCAGCCGGCACACAGGTTGGCACCTACAGGATCGTAGTTGCGATGCCGGGCCTTGTCCCCGAAAATTTCGACAATATATCGGGAAGCGGAAACGCGCTCTGGCTGGCGATGGCAAGCGCTGTCAACAACGGCATCACGGGCGTTCGCGGACCTTCGAAGATCATTACCGCTTCTGCGGGAACTTCGACTGCGGCTCCCGCACTTGCGACCTATGCACTTTCGGGAGGCACGGACGGCGCAACCACGATCAACGGGGCGGTGCTCCTCGGACAGGACAGTACGCCGCGCAAGGGCATGTACGCCTTACGAGGCACGCAGGCGGGGATCGGGATGCTCGCCGACTGCGACGATTCGACCACCTGGAGCACGCAGGTTCAGTTCGGATTATCTCAAGGCATCTACATGATCGGGACTGGGCCGGCCGGCGATACGATTTCAAACGCAATCAACGTAAAGGCTGCAGCCGGGATCGATTCCTATGCGTTCAAGCTCATCTTCGGCGACTGGGTCTATATAAACGATACCGTAAACGCGATGCAGCGCATGATCAGCCCGCAGGGATTCGAGGCCGGCATGCTGGGCGCGCTTTCTCCGGAGCAGTCGAGCCTCAACAAACAGATGCAGGGGATCATCGGGACGCAGAAGACGATCCAGAACCTGGTCTACAGCTACGCGGAGCTGCAATCGCTAGGTCAGGCCGGTTTCGAACTCATCACCAATCCGAGCCCGGGCGGCAATTATTTTGCCGCGCGGTTCGGCCGGAATTCGAGCAGCAACGCGACGATCCACTGGGATTCGTATACGCGCATGACGAATTACCTGGCGGCGACTCTCAACGCCGGGATGGGCAAATACGACGGCGACCTCCAAAGCGCTTCAGTACGGGCGCAGGCGCTGGCTACGATCAATTACTTCCTGTCCAACTTGTGGGACCAGGGGATGATCGGGAACCCGGCGGGCACGATTCCGTATTCGACCAAATGCGACAACACGAACAACTCATCGTCGAGAGAGGCGCTGGGGTACATGCAGATCGACGTGAAGGTGCAGTACCTGGCCGTGATCGACTACCTGATCATCAACCTGGAGGGCGGATCGATCGTGCAGATCCAGAATGGGAATGCACTGCCGGCGCAGGCGGCGGCCTAGGCTGAAGCAAAAGAAAGGCTGAAGGCTATTAGGAAATGCCTGCGCCCTCACAAAAGATCGGGCGCGAACTTGAAGCATCAAATGTGCTTCCACTGTGTAAATCGCGAACCCGAACAAAGTGAGGGTTCCCCTTCAGCCTAAACCCCATAAGCCGACAACAGGAGGCATCAATGCCCTCAGATCAAGGGATTTCAATTGGTAAAGATATCACGGCCACCATCGTAACTCCGATGGGGCCGATGAACTTTCAAATCCTGAAGGACTTCAATTCCAAACCGCAATTTCACAGTTTGAAGAGCGTCGGGATCGATTCGGTTGTGCGCCATGACGAGCTGCCTGCGGGATGGGAAGGCGGATTCACGTATGAACGCGGATCGTCGCTGATCGATGATTTTTTCGCGGCGAAGGAGGCGGCGTATTACGCCGGGCAGGTGATGGGGACCGGCATTATCACCGAATCCATCCAGGAGAGTAGCGGAAACGTCACTCAATATCAGTATACGAAGGTCGTCTTTTCGTATGCGGAGTCCGGGAGCTGGGCCGGGGATAAATACGTGGAACAGAAGATCAGCTTTAAGGCGAGTAGAAGGATTAAGACGGCATAGCGCGAAGCGCGCAGTGAACAGTGAAGAGTGAACAGTGAAGAGTGAAAAAAAGAAAGGGAAAGAATGCCAAAGGTAACGATGAATAATGCGGACCAGGGGCCGGCAGATGACACGGCAAGCGCTCTGGTCAAGGCTTCGGGCGATACGGAAATGCTTACGGACAGCAAAGGGCGAAAGATCCGGACGCGGCTGCCCGGCATCCTCGAGGAATACGAACTCATGGCCGCGATCGGCGGGAACGAGGCCGCAAACCCGGCGACTTCTTCGATGGCTCGAGTGACTCTGTATGTTGCGCAGATCGATGATGTGGCGATCGTAACGCCAAGGACGCGAGTCGCGATGCTTGCGGTGCTGAAGCAACTCGGAAATGAAGGCATCCAGGTGGTCGCGCCGGTCGCAATGAAACACCAGAAGCAGTTCAATATCGACGAGGAATTACTAAAAAACTTATTCGGGACGAGCGCCTGAGGGAAAGGCTGTGGCTGGTTAAGAACGGATATCCCAAAGGCGAGGCGTTCCGACTCGATCCAACGATGGCAAAGGCTTGCGCGATTATGTTGCGGAGATGGAAGGACAAACGTTCGATTTGAATCGGATGGAATTTGTAAAAATAGGGGAATAGGCTGAAGGGGACTAGGAACTGCCTAGCTGCCTAAAAGCCTTCAGTCTAAAGGCCTGTCTATGGAAGTTTTCGAGCTCGAGGGATTTGCCACATATCTTACGCACTGCGCGGAAAAGGGGATGCAGAATCATCCGGGGCTGGAGCTTTGCGCGCAGATCGTGGAGCTGACGGCAAAAGACGAAATAGGCGGATACCAGCCGGGACTCGGGGCATTTCCCGCCTGGGCGCCCCTGACCGAAAGCACGATGGAAGAAAAGGAGCGGCTGGGCTTTGCGCCTCCGGATAATCCGCTTATGCGGACCAGGGCGCTCCAGGAGTCGATCAGCCACGAGGTGGAAAACGACGAGGCGAGGATCGGCAGCGATTCGGAAATCATGGTTTATCACGAGTTCGGAACATCCAAGATGGCCATGCGGCCGGTACTGGGGCCGGCGCTCGTGAGAAATCTGGAAATTATCGAGAGAGTCCTGGTCAAGTTTACAACGGGCGGCTTTGT